AGAGCGTCTCGACGGTGAAGTTGCGCCCTTGAACCTGACCCATGGCCTCGATCGTTCCTGCATCCTTGAGCTTTCCGAAAAGGTCTACCGTGAGTGAATACGGGTTGCCCGCGGTGATCACCTGATCGGCAGTCATCGCCACTCGGATGAATCGCGAGTCCTGAGCCCGAGCAAGCGAGGCCAAGGTTTGAGCGCCACCGTCCATAGTCACTCCGAACGAGGAGATGATCGTGTGCGGCTTCTCGGCGATGTCTGAGAACGAGACTTGATCGGGGTCCATGAGATCCACCGGATCGAACGAGTCGGCGAACTCGAAGCCAAACTTGTGCAGCTGGGCCATCTTGTTCGCTGCCAAGGTCGCAAGGGTCGAAGCGAGGTACACAGCCGCCTTGCCGGCAACAACAGGAGCAGATGGATACTCCACCCAGCCACCCTTCGTCGTCCCGGTAATCGTCGGCGTCGGCGACGTGCCGCCCGTAAGAGCATTCGTGAACTCCAGAAGCGGTTGCTCCTTGCCAGCCAGTGCGCCCGTGAACGTGATCGTGAACGGCCCAGAGCCCGTCACAGCGACGTTGCCCGCACCGATGGTAGACAACGCCTCGAGAGCCGACTGAATCGCCGCGGCGGCGACGTTGTGCGCAAGTCCGGTAGTAGGAGCACCCTTGAATCGCAGCGTGAAGTTTCCACCTGTCGGAGCGCCCGTAATGGCCAAGGTCTGGACCGCGTTCCCTCCGCCGCCGATCTTCTGCGCCCTGTCTGTCATTCGTCGCCCCATGCCCGTTCCAGACATGGAGACCTCCTTCTTCGTGAAGGACATGCCGAACGCCCTGAGGAAGCAGTACTGGAAGCCCTCCGAGACCGCATCATCAGGACTTCCCTTGTGCATCTCAAAGGTTCGCGGGTTGATCTTGTTGCGCGTGTCGATCGTGAACTCGTGTCGGTACACACCCGCCGAAACCGTCGTCGTTACGGGTCGACCGCAACGAGCACTCAGCCAAATGCCAATCTCGTTGTAGTCTGGAGCGCCCACGAGCGATCCCTCTGAGCTTTCATAGACGAGCACCCGGTCACCGGGCACCAACTGCCCATAGTGCGTGATGTCGACGTACTCGGGCCTCGGGGCGAGTTCAAGATTCGATGCGCGAAGCAACGTGGTCGGGGTAGCACCTGCGCCAGGGGTGGTTTCGGGTGCTACAACACTTCTCTGCAAACCTACGATTCGGTCTGCCATTAGGATCGATCCTCCGTCATAGTTGAAATGAACTGCCACCCGGATCGCGTTGATGTAACGCGTGCTGGCAGTGTCCTCCCCGCCCAATACGTCACCGCGCCTGACCATCACCCCAAAGGTTGCCGAGGCGATCTCAGAGGGTGTCCAGACACGGCCCCAATCGTCGGTTTCAGATCCAAGGGTGATTAGAGCACCGCTTGCGTAGCTGGCGAACTTGGTCGCGACGGCCGTCGAGCCGTTCAGAGTGAGCGATACTTCCCACCGCTTAGGGTTAGGCGACTCGGTCTCAAGCGGAGGCTGGATCTCGCCGAACCTACCGTCGAGCTCGACCGTGATTCCAACGATCTCTATTCCTTCTGGAAGAACGCGATCTGTGAATGTTCCCGTGATCAGCCACGATGTGCTTGCGCCTGGTGAGTGCGAGGCATAGAGCGAATCATAGGCGAGAACGCTTGACTCGGAGGTCCACGTCGCGGCGTTGTTGACTACGGTTGGATCGAGATAGCGGACCACATCCGCCCACTACGAGAGCCGTATCGGGAAGGCATGAGCCTTCTTAGCGACTCGACCCGTGCCGCCATTCGGGAAACGATCTCACGAACGCTCGTGAACGGTCGGTGCAGGGTCTATCGCAAGGAGATGGTACGAGGCGAGTTCGGCGACGTTCCCGATTACGTTCAGCAGCCGGGGTGGCTGTTGGCTCGCTTTGAGCCTGTAACCGCCGACGAGGTGGAAGAGCGGTTCAAGAACGAAACGCGGGCGATGTACCACGTTGCCTTCCCTGCTCACCAGAGCGTCATTCGCTCAGACCGCATCGAGATCCCGAACCGCAACCGAGCTTTCGAGGTGATCGGCATACGGGACTCCCCCACCGAAAACGAACTCCTAAAAACAGCAATCGTGGCCGAGGTGACGCCTTGATCGAACCCGTTACCGCCCTTCGTCACGTCAACGCCATACTTGGCCCCAATGTGAACCTGGTGGGCTGGCCCATCTACACACAGAGAGCGCCCGACGAGGCGGATAAAGGGATCCTCGTTGTAGTCGCATCGTCCGGTATTCAATCGGGGCTCACTGATGGAGAAATCACCCACGCGGATCCGCTCCTGTTGGTCCAGGCCTTCTCGAAGAAGTTGGAGGACGCCTCCGAGGTAGCCGTAGAGATTCACGAGGCGCTCGAGAACTCGGTAGGCTCCTACGAATCGGAGCGGGTCGTGTCGTGTACTCGGCAGGCACCCATGTTCGGGTCGAACACCCTCGCATCTAAGGAAGAGCGGTTCTTCACGGGCGGCACCTACCGCATCGTCGTGACCTCAGCCTAAGCCAAGCTTCGAGACATCGGGGTTGATCATGGACGCCCCGATCCCCGCTGTCCCGCGATTCACGCTGGATTCGGTCGAGATCGCACCGCTGCGAAGCCTTCGCGCGAGATCGCGCCATTCGTTCACTCGAGAGTTCCACTTCACCCGCATTCCGACTTCGTCTTCGTACTCGTCCGGCTCCTGGGCGACCCGCGCCACACAAGCCTCAGCGCACTGAGCAACGCCCTCGGCGTAACCAAGAGCTGTGATCTTGGCCGTGATCTCTTCGTCGAGGAGCAGGAACTTGGACGTGCCCTCCGAGTCCTTTAAGAAGCCCGTATCGCCTAGGGCTAACCTCGCGCGGTGAAGAGGGTCGGACTGGCTTAGAGCGGGGTTATAGGTTGCCGGCATTGGTTCCAGATACGAACAGAGGGACCGCCCATCCTTGAGCGATCCCTCGTGTATGACGCTCGTTAGCCGAGTCTAGGGTTTAACCTTTTCGCCCTCGGATTTCGCCTTGGCTTCGGTTTCCTTCTTCGCGGCCTCCGCCTTCTTGGCATCTTCCACTTGTTTCTTGGCCTCGGCGTCCGCCTTAGCCTTTGCAGCTTGTTCCTGTGCTACTCGCTCCGTGTCGGCTTTCGCCTTGGCATCGGCCCGCGCTCGGTCTTCTGCAGCTTTGGTCTCTTCGGCTTCGATGTCGAGTCCTTCTGCCTTCGCGATGAAGTCCAGATCCTCGACGGTCGTCGCCGTCCGCCCGTTGTGGGTGACGATCACCCGCCCGAAGCCGCCCTCCAGGGCGGCCTTCTTCTCAAGGTAGGTCTTGTAGTCCATGGATTACAGTCCCGTGCTCGAGGTGAGCTTGATGAGCACCTTCGGTCTGGTGCAGAGAGAGATCGGGTTGGACTCGGTGAGGAGTTTCAGACCCCGGTCGTACTCCATCCGCTCAGTCTTTGCGTACCGAGGCAGACCGATCGTGTTGACCGTCTCCACGAAATTCGCCGGAGCGAACCGCGTGATGAACAGGCCAGGGACACCGACCGGGAAGGCCACTACCTCGTTGTCGGGAACAAACGGAATGCTGCCAACCTTGCCGTTGTACTCCTCGAAGACCATGCCCGCGAACTCAAAGCCCGTTCGCTGATCTGCTCGAAGGAACGCGCTCTCCTGGTAGCGGTCGTAGGCTTTCTCAACGTCCGGGTGGGTGACGAACTTGTCGAACCACGCCTTGCCACAGAACGCGTGCATTCGCTGGTACGAGAGGACGCCGAGCGTATCCTCGACCGACCGCTTCACAGCGTGGATCTTCGCCTTCATCTTCGTTCCCGAAGTGCCAAGATCGAAGTCGATGCTGGTCTGTGTGATTCCAAACTCGGTGAAGAGGTTGTAGATCACGGTCGAGTTGTCAGAGTCGAGAATGGTGCCCTTGAGCGCACCGATCCGCTGGAACTCCAGAGTCGCGTCATGGGAGGCAGACATTGCCGCAAGCTTGCGGTTCACCTGACTCTGAACGGTTTTCAGAGCGTTGGCTTGGCCGAACTCTCGGACGTCCTGCAACTCGGATGCCATGACCACGTCCTCCAATGGGAAGTGGCTGGTCCGGAAGTCTCGGACACGTCGCTTCGAATCCCGGAACTGGTTCGGGGGAGCGTTGCGCTGCGTGTCTGGGATGAGAGTCAGGATTCCGCCTTCGCTCTCAACGGCGATGGAGGTCGACGAAACACCCGCCTCCTCGAACAAGCCGAGGCTAGCGATGCGCGACGGTACTCGTGGCGTTTCGTTGATCGCCGCAGTAAGCGAGATCGTCGTGAACGCCCCTTGAGGGTTTGCGAAGATGTTGTTAAGCATGGTCTTAGCTCACCGCCTCCCGGACGATGATGTTGCGGCTTGCGAGTTGCGCGATGGCAGCCGTCTGTTGGTTCGAGTCGAGCGATCCGAAGTCGAGCGCGGAGCGGTTAACCTCAGCATCACGGACAACAACCACTGCCTCACCAGGTCCACCAGCCGGAGTGACCGTCGGTGAAAAGAGGATCGCCGAGGCGATGGACGAACCGTCGGTCGCCGCAGGAGCGACGGGCACGTACTGACCCGATCCGGCGGCAACAGTGATGTTGAAGGTGTCTCCGACAACGAAGTCGGTCGCACCGTCTGCGATGGTGAAGCCGATCTCACCGTTCGAGTAGGCGACGCCCACAAGCGCGTCGGCCATCTTCTTGCCGTTCGGGTCGATCACTTCGAATCGTCCGCCGTTGGTTGCGGCTGCAACGCACCGTGCCACGTACACACCGGCCACAGCCCGCGAGGTTCGCGTAAGAGTGCCGATGGTGCCGTTACCCGTGTTGGTGCCCGGAGCGCCCGTGATGGTGCCCAGGGTGATCTGGCCGAGGATTCGACCTGCGCCGAGCGTTTGGTTCGCCGCAACGAGGATGGTCTCTCGGGAGAGCGAACCGTTCGCTTCGTTGACGAGGAACTCGCCTGCCCAGCGTCCTTCGGTGATAGTGGCCATTACTTAGCACCTCGCGCTGCGTAGATCTTCGCGCTATCGATCACGGGAGCTTCGGCCGTTTGGCTTCCGGCAACCGTGGTGGCACCGCTGAACTGCGACTCCGTTAGATGGAGGTTGGGACGCGCCGCAAAGACAGCCTTGAGCGCTGAGACCTGCCTGCCGTCTTCGGGCTTGCCGTCCGCAGAGAATTTGACCCCGCCGTCGGCGAGCAACGCACTAGCGAACGCTGCCTTTGCAGACTCTTCCTCGGCAGGAGTGATCTTGCCCTCAGACTTGAAGCGATTGACGATGGCGGCAGCCGACGTATCGACGGTGGCCGCGAAGGATGCGGTTTGGCCCTCCTTCAGGGCCTTGTTCTCGGCTTCCACCATCGCCAGTCGAGCCTTGAGTTCCGCCGACTCTGCTGCACTAACGGCAGCAAATTCGGTCCGGAGCTCTGTCTCAACCTCTTTGGGTTGGAGCCCGAGCTTTTCCGCGAGTTTTGCGAAGATGCTCATCACGCCCCCCTTACGCTCGGTCTTTTGGGGCTCCGTTTCGCCACTGAACGCCGCCAGGAGCGAGGCGTCGCTGATCCTTGGGTTGCGCACCATTGAGACCTCGTCGACCTCCTTGGTGATCGGATTGAAAGCTACGGACAGCTTTGGAGTCTCGCCCGCGAGCGCCTGTCCCACCCAAGACGAGAACCGTAGGGTTCCGAAGATCGAAGTTCCATCCCGCCAAGTCTTCTCAATGAAGCCTGTCTTGCCGCTCAGCACTGTGGGCTTGTGCTCGAACTCGATGGGCTTCCCTGCCGCGCTGGGGATCGTGATGCTGTCGGCCTCCTCCTCGTTGAGGGAGAAGTTCTTGTCTGGATAGTCCCCGAGCTCGAAAAGCTTCGCATCGATTACGATCTCGGAATTCCCTGCGAAAGCCGCCGGATCGATCGAGAACGTGACGATCTCGTACACGCGCTTCGGCATGACCTTTTGAGCCTCGCCGAGCGTAACTTTGCCGTCGGCACCGATGGAGTACGTCGCGAGGAATTGCTCTGTGTTGTTAGGTGGTTGCGGGTTCTCGACGGAGAAGATCACCTGATCGGGGTAGGTTTCAGAGACCCAGACGTAGTTGTTGGGGAACTGCGTCTTTAAGGCTTCTCGGACCAACCGCTCGACTTCGGAGAAACTCCGGCCCTTGGGCTTGAATGTGGTCGCCATGACCCAGCCCGATACGGGAGGTTTGATAGGGATAAGGGAGTAGGCACATCACCGCTTGATGCTCGCAAAAGCGCCCCCAAGCTAAACGTCCAGAACGAGGTGGAAGCCTATCGAATTTCTCCGAATCTCCATGCTACGCCGGACGATTTCCAAATCCAGCTCGTACACCTTTCAAGAAGTTTGTAATTCCTGCGAATTCGACGGAGTTGCGTAAAGGGCGACGTAGGCCCTGCTCACCCGCCCGGATGACCCGAAAGGTCTAGGGACCAAGCGGGCGCAGGGTAGGTACGCCGATGGCAACGAGCGACGTAATTGTGGACTTCTCTCCTTGGGACAACGTGACTTGGCCCGCCTTGCAGGAGGGTATCTCACTAGCCCTTCGGTCTCTGGCGTTTGAGGCCGCCGAGAACGCCCAAGAACAGATCCTCGAAAACAAGCAGATCGACACAGGTGCAATGAAGGCTTCCGTATTTGTCCACATTGGCGGAAGTGGGGAGAGCACTCGTCCGGAGGCAGTCACGGAGGCTACGCTCGCCGCAACTAGGCCAGGTGCGAAGTCTGGGCGGACCCGAGATTTTAAAGCTTCGCCCGAGAAGTGGACTCCGGAGAACGACTTCGAAGTCAAGGTCGGAGTATCGGCATCCTACGCCGTCTATCAAGAAGACCGAATCGCATTTCTCGCACCTGCCGCAGATTCGATACGCGAGATCGCCGCCGAAGTTGCTCGGGATCGCTTCAACGAGGTTTTAGGGCGGTAGCACGCTTGGGAAGCTTATTAGCTCGGGCGTAACTTTTCGTGAGCCTATCGATGTCGGTTGTCGGATCGTCTTCACTAAGCCTCAAGATCGCCTCCACATCTTCGATATTCACTTCGTAGCCTAGGTCTCCGAGGGTCATGAATACGTGAACAAAGCTGTCGTCGATAACACCAGGGGCGGTCTGTACTGATTCGCTCATTTGTATTCCTCCTCAATCGAGATACCCATCATTCTATACCAAGAATGAATCTTTTCCCGTATGAATTCTGAACGCTGGGCACCGTCTAGTCCCGCTGTCCTGGCTAACGATTCAGCCTCCTTCAATTTTGACAGAAGGTCCCTTTTAACGACTTCCACGATTTGGTTAGTCAGTCCAGCTGCGGAAAGCTTGATATTCGATGTCTTCGTTACGATCACGTGTTCGGTGAGTCTATAGAAATTTGTAAAGTTCAAGTCAGCATCCGATACTGGACCACTTCTAGGGTGGTTATGCACTGCAAATCCACCTTGGAGCATAGGCCCAATCTGTCCGAGCATCTCCGGTGGAATACGTGCTCCTTGTTTGGTTCCTTCGAAGGTTGCAATGAACTCTTTCTTGCCATTGAAAAGAACCAAGTTCTCCCGATTCTTAGACCTGATTCGTTCCGGCACATCTTCATACTTCGTGTTTTTGTACGCGTCGGTCCTTTTCGACGGAGGCACGTTACTCGGTACAGCAAGAACCGTTGCTCTTTGCGGTAATTCGCGTAGTGCATCGAGTCTTCGGAGCCTGACTTGAGCACCCCACTTCGGATGCAAGGAATTAACGGCAATGTCGCCCAGCTGGATCTGCCCTGACTTCCAGAGTTCGTACCGCTCGGGACCTAGAATCTG